TGGGATTATTTTCTGCCTGATATTGTACGTCCATCAGCACAAAGGGATTTTCGATTATTTCGTTGAACCATTCATTAGCAGCTCCCATAAAACCGCCGCCGCCTTTTCTAACCCACGTTCTCTCGCCCGGATTCCCTATCTTAAATGGAAAATCACCGCCGGAATATTGCCACATTTCGGCCTCGGTTGCGCCGTAGGTATTAGCAGCAGCTAGATCGCTATAATAATTTTCATTCATCCGAACATATTGATAAGTGTCCGGCATGGGACGGACAACGCCACCATTAGCATAACCTTGTGGTGCGCGTCCGGTCTGCCGGATATATTCGAGGATTTCTACTGTGCCTGAATTAACACCAGTTCGCGGAACCACATATTCACCGGGTGAAAGCATGGCCGGGACTTTATCGTTAGCAGGTGAGTTGCCGCCTGAAGCCTGCCCAGGGATAAGTCCGCCATAGGCAAGATCGATTGATCCTCCGCCCCCGCCATCAGACGATTCTCCGCCCCAAAACCAGTCTGCGGCATAACCCAAAACCTTACCAACGGCCCCGAGCACGGACATAGCACCCTCCGTCCACGAAGCACCAAAGGACATAACAATTTTATTAATTGCAGCTTCAGTAATCATCTTTGATAATGAGTCAAAGAATGTTTTGGCAATCGAATCGGTAAAAGACGTGAAATATTCTGATGCTGATTTTAGCTCACCCTTATAGGCATCAAAAAAGACTGATGACATTGTGCTTTGAGACGTCGAAGCAAAAGATTTTACAGTATCAATCCCAACCTTTCCCCATGATGTAGTCTTTGCCTGAATATCTTTGAGACCGGCCCGTACGCCCTCGAAGAAATCATCGGAGTATTCGGCCTTTTTAAGTTCCGCTTTGCGTGTTTCTTCAGCAACCCATTTTTCGACGGCAACAATATTAACTCCGGCCTTCTTATATTCCTTTGCCTTTTCGTCGATTAATTTTAATTCCGATTCGTAAAAATCACCGGCGTACTGCCGCATATCCTTATATATTTCGCGCTCAGCTTTGGAGCGTTCTTTATTTATCTTATCAATTTCCTTTGCGGTTTCCTTCGCACCTTTTACGATGGACTTTTCCTTTTCGTCCATCTGCTTTTGATATTCTTTGATTGCGGAAGCCTGAAGCTTTTTATCTTCCTCATCGAGTTTAGTTAAGACCTTGCCGATTTCGGCAGCTTCCCATTGAGCTATGGTAGTTTTTGCAACTCCTTTTTTCTGCCACTCTGCTTTTTCGGATTCAATACGGACAAGTTCTTTTTCGTAAGTGCTCTGGTTGGCTCCGTCAATTTCAACCTGTGATTTGCGGATAGCTTCGGTAATTGATTTGGTTGCGCTCTCGCGCTCTTGTTCTGCTTTCTTCGCAGCTTCGGCGGCGGCCTTTTCTTTTTCATAGCGTCCGGTTGCGGCGTCGCCTAACGATTTTGTAGATGCTGCGGTTTTATTTTGGGCGCTGGTCAACTCGTTTGTGCTGGCAGTCATCAAAGCGAAATTAGCGGCACCCTTCCCGGCCAGCTCTTCAGCCGCTCCCTGTGCTGCTTTATAAGTAGCCGCCCAACCTGCCGCATCTGCCTGCGCTGCTTTTGCCCTCTCTGTTTGGCCTGTAAATTCGTAGAATTTAGCAGACAGCTTTGACATATATTCAATGACTAATGGTACAACTGAGCCAACGGAAAGCACCCCTGACGCCAGCCATTGAAACATTCCGATTGCACCGGCACCCGCCCGGACAAGGCCAACGCCTAACTCAATTTTTACGTTCTCAATAGTGGACTTAAACGCTTCCATATGGTCTGACATGGACATCGTTGAAGCGCCGGTTCTGTCCTGTATCTCTTTGGCCTTTTCGAGGACGATATTATAAAGAGCTTGCCTCGTCTCGACTTCGGTCATCTTGTCAGCGGCTAATCCATATTTTTCTTTAAGATCAATGACACCAACGGCCAGCTTAATAGCTTTCTGCTTGCCGGTTTCCATTGCAGTACTGAGCCGGATAAAAGCTTCATTCGCCGTGGTTCCCATGACATCGGACAGAGTGACGGCGGCTTGCGAAAGATTTATAACCTGCTCAGCGCTCAACCCCTTAGCCAGTGCGGAAGTCGCAACCTCCGCCGCCGTCTTCATATTGATCATGCCTTCAGAAACAGACCTGATACTCCCAACAATAGAACTTGATGAAGTATTGTATTTCTTTGCCAGACCATCCAGAAGCTGCATTTGCTCAAGGTAACCAGCGGCCTGTTCTGCCAAGTTCCATCCCTTTTGAATAGTTTGCAGCGCTGCATAAATAGTAGCGGTTGCGCCTAGCCAGTTCTTTTTTATCCCTTCAATAATAGTTGTTTGGTGGCCGTATTGCTGCTCATTTAGGGCTTGGATTTTGGCGTGATATGCTTCCTCTGCTCTTAGTTTATCATTGGCGGAGGCTTTGGCGCTGTTGGCGATCATATCAAAAGAATTGGTAATCTTTTGACGCATCAGATCCATTTCGGCGGATGATTTAATACCTAATTTTTTGAAATTATCTTCGATGTTTAAAGATGTAGTTGTCGCATCTTTAAGAAGTTGCTGCTGCCCCTTCGTATAGCGCGAGGGGTCAAGATCAAGTTCAACGAAGATTGTGCCAATATTTTGACTTGCCATTACTTAGCACCGATAATTGTTTTGACCTGCGATAATGATGTCATCTGAGCCGGACGCATAAAAGCCTTGCCGTTAAATTCAACGATCTTTGCGTAATAAGCGAGAAAGTGACCGGCATAGACACGGACGTTCCGCTTTTTCGAGAATGCTTTCCCGCTTTTCGTTTTCTGCCTAACCACACGAACTGATTTTTTTAACCTCCCCTTATCTCTCGAAGTCCAGTTTTCTCCGGCATAACGTCCGGTTTTATAAATTGGCCTTGACTGGGTTCCTACCGGACATCCACGACGGGCATGAGTAGCAATAACCTCAGCCCCTTCAATAAGGCGCTCAATGGCTACATTCTCGAAGGTTTCATCCATTTTATTTGGATTCCAATTTTCAACCCTCATTATTACCCATCGTCCTCATTCTCTCGCATTGAGAAAAATAGCTTTCTGACCCTATTCAGGACGCCCCAACGGTCTTTTATTCCCCCGGGGTATTCGTCCATTGCTGCCGTGACTGCCGGAACTGAAATGTCAACAATGACACTGTAAGGCATTCCGTTTTCAGCAATCGCCGTTCTCGTGACGTACTGCCGCCGACACAGCATGTAAATTTCAGCGGCTTGTTCGTTTTCTTCTAAGAGTTCCACCCGGCAAGTATCGCAGGGCGGAATCTCCGGCGGTATCTTTTCTGTTTTACTTTTCCAACAACCTGAGCAGATTGGCCCGTAAACGTTCTGCCATTCTACCCATTCGGCAAGTTTTTTTCGGCTTCCGCTGCCTCTTTACTTTCTGTGTCGGCTAATTCTCTGAGGCACTTACCGGCGAAACGATCAAACACCTTATCCGCCATTAATTTGATCTTATTTTCGCGGTTGCATTCAATCGGTTTACCTTCACCCCAGTAAGCATTTTTAATACTCGTGATCATATAGTCCCAGGCGTCAGTTTGTTCTTTTTCAACCTCTTCCGGCGTCTGGTCGGGGTAAAAACCTTTACGTGCCTTTTCGCCGGTTCTCTCGTTTTCCACCCACTCATATTCCTTTTTACGCGACTTTATTAATTTGGTAAAAAAAGGAATGAGTGATCGAATACGGAACTCCGCTGCATTTTCTTCCGGAGGATCAAAAACGAATAGTTTTTCAGAAAGGGCCGTAAGCTGCTTCTTTTCATCGACGGCCAAAACCCTGCCTTCGGCTGCTTTCTGAATCGCATCCATTTGATCCGCTATCGCTTTGTCCTTGTGACTTGATTGAAATTTAAACCAAGTCCCCAGATCATTCTCCGGTTTTACCTTTTCGTTAAAAACTGTCATTGTACTTTTCTTTCTGGCTCAAGGCCGGTTAAAGGTTATTATGTTCCGGTGCCTACCTGTTCCATTGACTGGTTTGAAATATCGCCAGTAAACGAGATTGTTCCGTAATTATTACGCGGCAACGTGATTGCCTTCCCTTTTGTTACAATAATATGGCCGCCGGCCTTTACTCTCCAAAATGTATTCGTATTGACATACAAATACAGGTTGGTTAATTCAGTCCCAACTTCGCAGACTTCATTTAATGCTATCTGGCCAGCCGTATCCGCCGGATCATAATTTCCGTTAAATTCCAGAGTTCCGGCATCGGGAATATCGGCAACCACTTTTTCTTTCGTTCCTGTTGCGCCGAATGCTGTAGTCGGCTGAATTGTCGGCATGCTTACGCCGCTCATTGACCATGATACTTGTTCGGCAACAACAACCGAGCCGTACATGACTTTTCCGTTTTTTCCTGTTATCTTTGACATTGTAATTACCCCCTCCTTGATATTTGCTGTTTAGTTTATACCGCTGTTTCAATAATTAATTCCCTTGTTTTCTGACCTTCTGGAAGCCCTAATGCCGTGCTGTCAATCCGCTCATAATCAAACCTATCGAACAGCCATTTATAATTTTTACAAAAGGATTCGTCCGGATGCCATGTGAAAGGCCTCATGCAATAATGCTCTGCGAAGGCGTCCAGTATCCAGGCCGTACCGCCCATTTCCCATGTCTGCAAAACGCAAAGCGTACCGTAAAGGTCAAAACCCGTTAGATTCTCGTCAAATCTAAAACCTTTTTTCATATTGACGATGATAGTGCATTCGTCAAAACAGCATGCCGGCTGCGGAAACTCATGAATGTGTTTCGTATTAAAATTAAGTGGTATTCGCATATCATGAAACTGCCCCGCTATCCGGCCTTCCAGATCCTTACCAATTATTCCCGCGACTACCCAGGAGTCCGGAAGTTTAGCGAGTTGTTCTTTTACCTGGTCCAACCAACCGGCCCGGTAAAACATATCCTGATGTGTTAAAATTCCTATATCCGCGCCCTCTTTTTCGATGATATCCAGAAGTTTATTTAATCCTTTTGTCGCACTCTCGGGGCCTTGAATATAGTGAAGACTTCCCTGTATTTTGGATTGCTGCAAAACCATGTTGACTCTGAGCGGATCATTGACCATGCAACCAAAGGATATTTTTGGCCCCATTACCCACCGGCCAGGCTCGAAATAATTAAACAGCATGAATAAATCGGGCCGATAGGTTATTGGATAATTAGCAGCAAAATATTCCGCCATGACTCCATCGGGTGCCGGATGATCAATCACCCACTGATAATTTTTATAATACTTTCCTTTGATAAAAATCTGCTCTCCATCGACATATCCAATCTTCATATTTCCAGGACAGGCCAAAAGCGTTGAAATCGGGTATTGCCGGATAGGATCGACATTCTGCGGGACATTATCGCCACGCTTCATAGAAATGACGATGACGTCATCATCCATTTTCTTGATTTCAGAAAAAACATTGCTTTCGAACATTCCATCGTCTGCGGCATAAACATAGTAATCTTCATCAATAAATTTATGGTTCTTGAAAAACTCGATCATCTTGTGTTTGCCGCCTGATTCTTTCCCCTGAATAATAAAAGGCTCTATCCATGCTTTATCAAATGGAATCCCCTCTGCCACTTGATTTTCAAACATAATAGGATGCAGGATGATATTCATCGGTTCATAATATCGAATCAACGTTGCTCTTAACCAACTTCGCATATGTGGCATTATTAAATGGATATTTTTCACAGTTCAATCGCCCTTTCTTCTTCGGTCATGTCCCAATCTTCGGCGGCCTGCCGTGCTTCATCAGGTGTTCGCCTTCCGGTCGTCCGAAACTCCCGCTCGTCATCATCACCCATTGTCGGTGGTATTTCTTCCCATCGAAACGCTATCCATTCAGCGCGGGTAATATCTTTTAGTTTCTTTTCCATAAGCCCCTTTCTATGATTCCTGGGTGTCAATTTGGTAATCAATATGGCAAACCCATATTTCAGTTGTGCCATCAGGCAGTGCGTCAACGTCCTCTTTTTGCGGGGGAATAGTGTTCTGCCAACTGAACTGTGTTATATTATGCCCCGTAACGGTTAACGAGCAGTCATCATAAAGCGCCCTTAAATGATCTCTCATGTCCTCAATTTCAGAAGAAGAAGGTGTTTTTGAAAATAAAGAAAATTGCAAAAGCCGCGACTCTCCTTTTTTTGCAAAAACATTATCGGGCGCGTCTGAAACACCAAAATAAATTACATAGGGATAATCGGTGCCTGCGTCGGCTTTGCCCTTAAAAAAGCGTCCGCCGATATCAGCGTCCAGCAAAGAACCGGCTAATTTCCCAAATATTGCAGTATCAAGAGCTTTCATTTACGCCGCCTCTTTAACCGTTATCTCTAACAACCTATCGCCGGGCCTTCTGGTTATCTGCCTCGGTGGGCCGACTATGGCATACGTTTTAATTCCTTCAACCACTATCCAAGAGCTTTTGACATCGCTCCGATAAGGAAACTGAAAAAGATGAACCGCTATCCCTGTCGTGGACATTGCAATTTTTGCTTCATCGGAGCTGAGAGTAATTTTCTTCGCCAATATTGTAGGCGTCGTGACCGATGTTTCATTAAAATTCCCCATTCCATCGGAAACTTTTGTTTTGTACCTAAAGGCAATTTCTACATTTCGGTCGCTTACTCGCATTAAAACTCCCACGGAAGAACGTGATTTCTCAAAAGATTATTTGCCGTTGTATCTTCACGTACTATTGTCCCGGTAATATCTTCGCCCCTTGAATAAAATAGTTTGGCGCACCACATTTTAATTGCTTTTTTAATTATTGCCGGGACTAATGCCGCCGAAGTCCAGCCACAAACAAACTCTATTGCAATCGGGTTGCTCGGATATAAAGAACCGCTTGGCCAGCTCACACCACAAGGCAAGACAACAAAGCCGCACTGATCACCGTTTGTTTCGACTATATAATCAGTGCCGGCTGTTAAAGTCGTTTCCGTTCCTTCGGTGTCTTTCCATTTTATAGAGTTTACCGTTTGCAGATTACCGAAGGGAATTCTTGTTCTGTCCTCATCATCCGGCCATTCCTGCAGATAATACGTCCATGTCTGCGTTAAAAGAGCACGGCGGGTATGGTTTTCAACCTCTTCTATTGCCGTGTCGATATCATCATTGATAAGGTCGTCAACTATGGAGGTCGGTTCCCAGACAAGAACATCCGCCGAAAATTCGCAGGCCGCCACAAGCGTTTTTGCTTCAACTCTGATAAACTGCTTTGATCCGGTATAGGTTTTTTCCTGATAAACGGTGTCATTCGCCTCGGTGATTTGGGTAAATGTCCCTCCTACCCACGGCGTAAACGGGCCGGTTATTACGTCCGCATCCGCAATGCGAGCGTCAACAGTGCCGCCAGTTCCATTATTTACGGGCCTTAAAACAACCACGGCCGTATGCGCAAGAACATCAACAGCGGTTCCCAAAAGAGTATAGCCAGTAACTACAGGATGCGAACCGCCAGCGATAGACGGATAAAGCGTGGTATTGTCGGCCAGCGTCCCGCTTTCCTGCGCGATTTGCATTTTAATCTGGGCCAGTGTGACCGGCTTTAAAGTCGGCGCTGTTTTAAGAACGACGTTCATTTCTTTTT